GGAAAACTGGGGGGGCAAATTAATTGTCCTGGCTCTAGTTGAGCCAGGCCAGGGAACTCTGTGTCGTTCCCTGAATTTTTTGCACTAAAGGGTGCTCATCGTCTTGTTCTACTGTGGCGATATACCCGGCCACCTGGGGAGTGCCGAGAGCATTGAGTGCTTGGAGGTCTAAGGCATTGAGGAGTGCAAGTGGGATGCCGATCATTGCAGCAAGCTTCTGGGGGGTGATGCTTTCCTCCAGAGCCAACCGATGCAGACCTGTGTCCCAGGCTGCTTGCGCTGTGGTGGTTGGGACCGCAGCAGCGCTTATTGGGGGCACCTTGCCAGCTGGGATCACTGGTCGGGGGGGCCGTCGATTCCAGGCAGTCATGAACCACCCGCGGAATGCATCGTGCCGCACGGTATTCATCACACTTCGAGCCACGCCAGGCTTTAGCTGGGATAGCAACGGCCACCAGAGCTCATGGACGGCCTGCATTCCTGGTGGGTTCAGGCGGTTAAGGGCGCTCTCGACTCGCTGGTCTGGCGGCGTGTCCTTAGTGGGTCGGCCAGGTGGTGCAGCCATTTCTAAGGCTGGGTGTGCAAGGACGCGCTTTGACAGCAGAGCATCCCACCGCACATGGTGCTGGAAGGCCCATTTGTACCATAGGGTGATTGAGCGCTGCACCAACGGGATGACTGTGCTTGCGTCAGCTCCTCTGTTGACCAGTTCTACTCCAACACGCATCATAGACTCAGCCATGCTGGCTGGATCAATGAGTGGGTCTTTGTACCAATTGCCATCCACAAAGGCTACGACATTGGGAATCAGGGGCTGTGTCGGGCCATCCTGTCCGCTACACATTATTTGCAAGAATTCATGGTGTGTGCGGCTAAGCATCTGCTTCCTCGGGTTGAAGTGCCAGCCTATCGCAGCACCAACCCCATAATACACCATTGCATTGTCTCGTCGTGCAAACCATGTGTCCTCATCATCTCCACACATATAGCTCTTCACCAGCCCAGGATCGTTCCCAGTCAGTGCCTGTGCTACCTGCAGTTGCATGAGCTGGTATATTTTGTGGAGCATTGTGTTGTCTCGTGCAGTGTCCCTGTGCCCCGAGAACAGGCCGCTCAGTGGAATCCAAGTCTTGCTAGCTGTCGTTGCCCAGCGCATGGTGTGTGACTTTGCTGTCCACAGAGCTGCACGCACCTTGTCAGCTCTGATGTCCAGTTGTGGGTGATCATCCCAAGCAGCGGCCAGTGCCTCATTGAGGGCAACTAGCTCCCACACACGATGTTCCTTATTAAAGTCTGAATAATCGAGGGAGAGCCATGTACCACCCACCTGCTGTGACTGGAGGTGATCTCCCAACCATTCATGTACATCAGCGGGGGTCTGTCTGGCCACCATGCCGCCCCAGCGCATGGCGGATTCTAGCCCATAAGAAGCCCAGCTGGCCGCTATGACACTGCAATCGCATGCAGCATACAGTGCTCTCCGCTTTCTCCCCGGTTCGGGCTTGGTGCTACACCGAGCGATGCAATGCGGCGTGAGCGCAAGTACGCGTTCAGGCTCATCAGCACTGCGGTAAGCGAACACCACACGCTTATTAGCCCGATCTGATTTGTCATGGAGGCTGGTTTTATGCTTATCAACGCTGTGTCGCTGGCTGCTACTACCCTTGGGTGTTGAAATGACCCTCTTCTGCCACCATTGGTGCATTGTGGGGAGCCTGGCACCGTATGTGGCGCGGATAGTCGTCTGGGCTACAGTGGTGGCTGCCTTCATGAACATCGAGCGGTAATCAGTTGCACTGACTACACGCTCGCGCATAGAGTACCAGTTGGTTGAAGCGGCTTGCTCAGCTGCCCAGTCAGCCTCACCCAGGTCACGCCCGGACAATGACTGCATCTTCCGTAGCAGCAGGAGGAGTGCAATGTCTTCAGCGCTGGCATCATCACCTAGCAAGCGCAGAGAATCCAGAAGGGGCTTGCACCATCCGAGTTGGTCCAATAAGAGCAACCGCGCTGCAGGCTCGGCTATCATCGCACCCTTCCTGTCAGCAACCCTTGCCCAGACGAGCCATGAGACAACGGTGTGCTCTTCTAAATGCACATTGGCAAGCACGAATCGCTTCTCATCCCGCGTTAGGGGACTGACTCCATCCAGGGTGGCCAAAGTGACGCGAGTTTTGGCCCTCCCCAGCCCAGAAGTGTTGGCCTGCAGCTGCTTGCCAATGGCCAGTGTATCAGACCACCCATCCAAGCCTTGGCTGATGACTGGCTCAGCGGCCTCCTGCAACCATGCCCTGAGCAGTGCAGGTGCACAGCGAGAAGCTGCTGCTTCAGCCTGCAGGATGCGGGCATTGGTGTGGACCGAGCAGCCAGCACAGGCCAACGGGCTGGTCTGGTGCCAGAGAGTGCCTGCACGTGCGGCTGATTGTGCAGCGGCAGCGAGGGCGTCGTGGGTATCATATACAGTGTGCTTCTGCTTGAGTAGTTCCTGGTAATTGCGTTGGGACAGGGCCTTGTGCACTGGGTCCCGGAGAGCGATGTTTGAGGCATGCAGTTCAGCAGAGGGAAGGAGAATGTCGTAAGTCCACCCAGTGGGGAGCTGTTGTGGGGTATGAGCTAGAACCGTGGCGCACCAATGTTCCTGTGATAGGGCCTTGGAGTACATGGTATTAAGGTAGTCCCATTGGGCACTATTTCGGAGGGTATCTGCCTGGATGGTTTGCTGTGAGTCAAAAAGGTCGTCAATGTCAAAGAATGATTGATTAGTAGCCAGGGTCGTCTTGCCACCACCAGCGGGGATGATCAAGGCGTGGTATCTGAGCGGGATCACCGTATCAGATACAGGGTGGGAACACCATCTTCGGGCGTGGGGGGCTGTCCCGAGGGCCCTGAGCGTGGGGACGACGCTTGGGGGTCCCCGAACACTGCATCTTGTATTTCGAATATTGCTCTCTCCTCGTCCGACAAACCTCCAGCTGCCGCTTGGGTGGGAGAGTGTTGTGGAGCCCCCTCCAGTGCGCTCTCCGCTGAGCCAGCGCTGCCAGTTTGGGCCGTGTTGCGCTGCACGGCACCAGCTGCAGAAGTGGAGGGAGCTGATGGAAAATCCGGCTGGCGGGGAGGGGTCCCAGCCTGTGGTGGCAGCGTGGGACCCGATGGTAGTGGACCGGCATCATCATTGGGCGGTTTCCTTTCAATATCAGGTGGCGGTAGGGCAGGCATATCAACCCCCAATTGTGCCACGCAGAAGTCAGCCACCCGTGAACATTCGGTCTGCATACCAGGCGAGGTGACCCAGGTGGCCGCTTCCACTGAATAGTTGTACAACCACGTCCACATAAGGGTGTGGTACTCGGGGGGCATGATAACGGTGATCTGATCAATCAGCAGGCCAGTAACACAGCCAGCAAATTCGCGGGCAAGGTTCTCATAACGGTTGTTTTCCAATTGTTTTCCCACCATGGCTTTCATTGCACCACGCGTGTCCATGATCCTGCCCCATGCATCACCGAGTACATCGCGTAGTACTCCAGGGTCACCAACAGGCCCAGCGGGGTACTTGACGCTGGGAGCGTCCTTGACTACTATGAGGTCATCACTGGGTGTCTTGCCCTTGCTCAGTGTGCTCATTGCTGCGGGCACTGCAGCATGCTCCACGTACTGCACTGCGGCGTCAGAAGACGAGTATGGGACATGCCATTCATAGGACCAATGCCACAAGGACCTAGCTTGGTGCCCACGCATTGCCTTCAGCAGACTGCCATGTGACTCGAGCCGAAATAGCGGTTGCCATGAAGTATCATCTAGTGTGTGCGGCGCAAATTGCCCATCAGTGGGCATGCCACGGTACCCCTTAAGTATGGTGTATCTGACGGGTGGTGGAGGCCATGCCCGCGTCTTTACAGTATAATATATTGCAGGCTCGGCTCCGAGAGCCTGCAGCCCATATAGTGCGTCAGTGAGTCCGACTCGTCCAGCGATTGCGGACACACGCAGGTATGCATCAGAAGCAGGGGCCGTTTCCAAGTGCACGGGCAGAAGCGTGCCAAGCATAGCGCACGTGCTGGGTAGGGCAGTAACCCACGGCATGGTCTCCTCAGATTCAACAGGGAAGTATTTCCCCATGCACAGCTCACTCATAGGCGAAAGAGCGAGCCAAGCATGGCTGAATGATGCATCCCAACCTTGCTTCCCAGCAAGATTGATGGCAGAACACACTATTGGGGTACCGTTCATAGTGCGAACGGCGAGGTTTCGCTGGTGCAGCAGGCAACGGTTTTTGAGTGCCCCGGTGAGATGATGGGCAGCATCACCCAACGCCGTCTGTGATGTGTTGTTGAGGGCTGCCAGGTACACACTTGCTTGGCATGCCCCATAGAGGTGAGTGATGGCTGGCTCGTCCATTTCTGCCATGATGCGCTCATCATCGAGAGTGTCGACTGCCTGTACCAATGGCATGAGGATTGTTGGCCCCAAGACCGCCGGCGGTAATTGCAAGATTGCTGCCTGGTGCCGTCCATGCAGGGCAGACCCGGCCGGCCTGTACACCATCGATGCGGCAAACTGCACCCAGTCCTCAAGCTGTTCAGCGACATTGAGGCAGCGCGCGTAGTAACTGGCGAGGATGGCAATGTCCCGACTGCTGACTGGACCTGCCATGCTCAGTAGTTGGTCGTTGGGAGCCAGTTGGTAAGCTCGAGCATTAGGGATCGGTGGCCACAGCTTTGTAACTGAGGGGGCCTCATGCCCGTCTTCGAGTGCAAGGGCAGGTCGATCGAGGCACAGGATACGGGCGATCCGCATATAGCGCATCCCTTCCACTGATCCACGGATGTTAACCAATAAAGGCTGGACATTTTGGCGTGTTATAGATTTGAGTGCGATAGTGAAATCGCCCAAGGTGGTGATTGCAGTGCTCATGCGGTCATCACTGTTGGAATGGCACACCAGGGAGTTTCCGGCGAGCTCAGCGGCCGCAGCAGCAGCCCAGAGAGTGGCAAAGCGGAGCAGCATCCGTGACATTTGCGCTGGCGCAGTAAGGAGTGTGTTGATGGTTGCACGGGCGTCATCGGGTATCATCTCGTTTGGCACACTGCGGAGTGAGGCACTCATAGCTGTTAGTGCACGCATGGCCGCTTGGTCCTGCAAGCCGTGTTTGAACCCGGCAAAGGCAGGGGCCAGCTCCATCTTCACGGTGGGGAAGGTTCCACCGTCGGAGAAGTTCCAGGCACTGGGATAGTGCATGCTCCAGAGCCGCCCAATGGTTTCCTGGCTTTTGGCTTCGCCGTGATGATCGGCCATTAAGGAATAGGTTAGGTCAATGCGCCCTGCATGAAAGCGCGACATGAGAGCCGAGTTTGACTCCAACAACGGCATTATTTTTTGGTTTTTGGTTTTTCCGAATCTCAACTCTTCTTTTTTTATATTTTCTGTTATAGCTATTTGGGTTTTGGGGAGTTCGATCACCCCAGGCGCCATCGGCCTTGAGAGGTTGTCAAGCTCAATCATTGTAGGTTGGAAATTCTGTTCGAATAGTTTTTGTGTTTGTTCCTTAGAGGACTTCTACGAGAGTGCTTGGTGAGATTTGGCGAACAACTACGCCGG